GCAATTTCTGCTTCTGGAAAAAGTGACATAGACCTGTATCGTAGAATTAATTCTGCTTCATTCTTTGCAGAACCTTCCATATCCAGATAGGTAGCGTAGGCTCCGCCAGGAGTTCCTGCTACATCTATTGCACCATCTTCTGATTGAGGGAGTGTAAAAGAAACGCGGTCTTGTTGTTCCTTCTCTTTTTGTGTTCTTCCAATTGTAAAACCAAATAATTCAACGGCCATATACTACTCCAAAAGTCAGGGACTGAGCGCCCCCGGCCCCTAGTTAGATTAATTATAATATAAAATAATAAAAGTTTATGTAACTATTGTTCCATGTGTCCAATAGTCATACGCAAATTCAACAGTAAAGTCTTCAATAGTATCGTTTGTTTCCCACGCCAAATCAATCGCAGCAACACTAATTGGAAAAATATTTACAAAATTATATGCTTCTAATACTGTTCCACCAGCTTTAGCATACTGGTTTACAGTAGCTTGTCCATAAAGAGTTCCATCTCCTGCACTTATCGTTGCTACATTTCCTTCGTGAGTACCCATTGCAGTTATCCACTTTTCCATAGCATTTCTGATTTCAAACCCCTCATCATTTATTATGGTAACTGTCCAATTTTCAAATGTTTTATTGCCAGGTACTTTAACTACTCTACCAAAATAAGGAACTTCTACAACTCCAACTGTACTAGATGGAATCTGTGCAGCTTTACATGCAAAAGTAAATTCACTAGCATTAAGTCCTGCGACAGTTGCTCCTGTCATTGTGACATCAAATAAATTAGCTCGTGCACCTGCATTATTTAGTGCATTACTTCTAAATGTGTTTATTGAAAAGGCCATTTTTACTTTCCTCCGATGGCTAAAATTAAAGATGTGATGGGGAAGTCTTTTTTACAAGTGCTGCCTTCGCATGCCATCGTCTTCCCCCATCTATACTATTATTTATACTACTTATTTAACCAACTACTTCTGCAAATTCAACTCCGCTACGAACCGCAACAAAGTTTAGTTGAATAAAGTTGATAGAACGATTTGGTTTAACATAAATGTCACCGATAAATTCGTTACGATCAATTACATCACCAGTATTATTTGAACCATCACAAACAACTTTAAAGTCTGTAACACCATCACGACCTTGAACATTTCTCAAGAATGGTTCTACTGCGGAAACAAACTGAGCTCTTGTGAAAGCATCGTTGAATTCAAATAGTTGTGCTCGTGCAAACCTTGCAATAGCTTTTTCAAGAATAATGAAAAGTCTTCGTACATTAATTCTGTCAAAGGCAGAAGGTTTTGAAAGAAGAGTCTTATCACCAAATAAAACAGTTCCATCACCCATGAATGTTACTACAGGATTGATACTCTGTTTATAAAGTTGATCTCTTTCAGATTTTCGTGGATTGAAAGGAAGTTTTACTACATTCCTGAAGTTTCCTCTATTGAAACCAGCTGGAGAGAACCAAGCGTCTCTACTTGCTTCTGTAGCAGCAGTAACACCGGCAGTATCTCCATTAAGAGGAACATAACGATAATCATCGTTATACTTGTCATATTGATACTTGTATCCAGAATCAAGAACTGCATAAGAAGAAGACCCTAGATTGTTTCTAAAATCAACAACATCATCAACTTCACTTCCTTCATTATTGACAACATCTGCTAGTTCTGGTGAAAGGAAAGCTACACAATCTTTTCTACCTTCAACAATTGCAATGAGTTGAAGTGCGACTGTTGCAGAAGCTTCTCCACCAATCAGTAATCCGATATCCACTTCTTCTGCATCTCTAAACTTATTAAATGCAGTGATTTTATCTCCGTCTGAAGGAGCAGAACCATCAACTCCACCAGATAAACTTGTGGTTTCTACCATCGAACCATCACCAGCACTTGACGCAAATCTTACTCCAGCGTCTGCAACACTTCCCCATGCTGAGTCAGAAGCACCAGCTGTTGTATAAGCATCACCTACTGCGTTGTGATCCATCCACCAAACATATTCTGACCTACGATTAAGAACATCAACATAATAAGCTGATGTACCATCTTCATATTTTGCACCTTTTGCGACTGAAGCACCAGTATAAAGTTCTAATCCTGTTTCTCTGTTTCCTGTCCACTCTCCATCTTCATCAATAACTGCAATGTGTACTTCATCAAAGAGAGCACCTTTTGCAGCAGAATGTTCTGTAGTTACTGGTTCTTTATCGAAAAGACCAGCGTATTCCCATGCTCTGGAATATGTTTGAGCAGTTGCAGTATTTGTGAACGGTGTAGAAACAATTATTGAGGAAGAATTGGTTATTGTAGCAACTCTTCTGTCTTCTTTGTTAATTGTGATAATATCACCAGCTGTAAATTGATGATCAAAAGATGTTGCAAGAACATCAGTTGTTCCAGTTTGAGTTACAGTTGTACTGTTTGCTGTTACTCCAACTGTTCCTAACATATTTCTTACTGGTTCTGAAAATGCTGATCTCTTCAACCTAATAGCTGTGTTCCCTGCATCAATCGCTGATGTGGGTACAATCGTTACTGTAGCAGCTGTATTTGATGTAATTGCGTCAATAACTGAACTATATGTGTTTCCTCCACCAACACCAATATTAATTCTATCACCAACTCTTAATTCTGTTCCAAAAAGAGTATTAGTTCCTGTTATAGCTTTATTTGTTGCAATTGCAAATGTTCCTGTAAGTGTTACATCAGAGTTTGAAGCAACTACTGTATTACCAGATGCAAGGTTGGCTCGTGTTGGGCCGCAAAGGGAAACTTTAAGACTGTTTCCTAAAGCCCCAGCATATCTACCAGCCCAATCACCTTGAGCTGTTACTGGTGATCCTTCTTGTTCTGAAAATGTTGCTTGATAAAATGATGTGTTTGAAATTAAAACAACAGTTCCACTTGAAGAAGAGTTCTTCATTGCTGTGTTTGAAGTTCTTACAACATGAAGTGCACTTGAATACGTTAAAAAGTTTGCTGCTGTTAAAAATGAACCGAATGTGTTTGCATCAGGAGATTGAAATCTTTCTACTAGCAAATCTTCTGAATCAATCAAAGTTACATCATTGACTGGGCCCCATCGAAATGTTCCTGCAAATCCGGCATCTATTGAAGAAATGCCAGGCACAATAGTTGTTAAGTCAATCTCAGATGTGTTTACGCCGGGCGATACTTGAAAAGGCATGTCATCTCTCCTAATTTAGTTAATTAATACAAAGTTATCTTATTATGATTATTTATAAAAACCCCAAACTCTGTATTTTGAATGTTTATTGAGATATAAATACTTATATGAACACGCGGAGGTAACATGAAAGAAATTGAACGCTTTTTAACAAAGATAGATAAAAACACAGGAAGTGGATGTTGGACATGGAAGGCTTCAAAAACACAACAGGGATATGGAATGTTTTCATATCAAGGGAAATCTATACCTGCACATAGGTTTTCTTATCTACATCATAAAGGAGAAATCTCTTCAGGGTATATCGTACATCAAATTTGTGGTCAAAATTCGTGTGTGAATCCAGAACACCTAATAGTATGTACAAAATCTGAATCTAGATTAGACTACAACTCTACAAGAGTACATCCAGATGCTAAAAAATTACTCCAAGATATAAGACACGATAAAGAAGAGTCTGATGCAGATTTTGGATTTGGATCAGATGTTTAAAAATAACTTCTTTGTGAAGGTGATACTTCCCACGTTTGACCTGTATTGTCCGTATAGGTATCTTCCTCTAGACCATCATCAATAATACCAAATGGAAGCATATCCTGCTCAAACTGTTCTTCATAATCTTCATACATTTTTTGTCTAAGGTCAAGGTCTGTCATATCTTTGAAGTATCTTTGTTGAACCAACCAAGCAAAGATTACTAATGTCATTGCAAGGTCATCGTGTGTTCCTTCTTCTGCTTCATAAGAATTGTGTTTAGACGCAAATGTGGTCAATTCAGCAATAGTTTCAAAGTCTGGAATTATTAACTTATCTGTTTCAATCATTTCCTTTAGAGTGGCACATCCTATTCTCTTGAGTTGTTTACTGGTTCGTATTCCAAGTTGAATATTCTTTGAAAAACCACCCCCAATTTGTTGACCTGCTCTACCCTTCATAGAAGTTATCATAACATTTTCATATTCAAGGTCATAGTGTAGGGTTTCTG